GTCCAGTTATTCTGAGTAATATCAAGAAAATTCTCAGGCCATAAAAACGGCAACAACATTTCACCACCTTGTGACGTTGTAGGGTCAAGCATAAAATGAGGCTTTTGAGAAGCCCCAACCAAATCTTGTTCAAAAAACGCACGGTTGAGAGTTACACTATCTCCACGAAGATATGGATTGTAAGAAACTAAAGCTCGTCCATAGTAGAAAGAGTTACCATTAATAAGCATCTTCATTCTGAGATTACAACGTAGGTTACGATACCTATTTATTTTCTGTTTAACATCAGCATTACTAAAAAACTCAGTCCACGGATTAAATGTTTCAAACAACTTAGTGCTTTCCGGAGTCCACTGGAACTCCTTGATCTTAATGGGACGACCAAGGAAGGAACCGAGGTTGGCATCATTGAATCCTGCGAGTGTGGTTGTGACATCCGGTGATGATGAAATGTCGTAAGACCACGGTGTGTCTCCATCGACAAAATGTACATTTTGCGTTGAAATCTGCTGAGGTGCTTTAGAGACACTATAAGCGCCAGCAGAAGGACTGTTTGAGTCAGTCCCAGGACTATCTGTATTATTATTAATTGAAGTAGGCAATTTTAAAATACAACGCATCGCGGCAGTACCCGCTGCTCACGTGCGCGACAATGTTTCGTTGGTTGACGAGACCTCCAGTAAATACCGGTATCCTAAGGGTAGGATGTCTATATGTACAAAGCTTCCATAAAAATATAAAAACATGTAAATTAAACAATACGTAGTAACCATATATACACAACTATTTTAAACTTATACTACGGATAGCTCCGGAGTGGTTAAGTTTTAAGCCTTTCCAAGGCATAATGGACTTATTCTGAGAAGTCCCACTCATCGCCCACGGTGTCAACGAATGCTTCCAAATCTGCAACTTCGTCGAATTCGTCAGGCTTTATACGAGCCTCTCTATGACGCTCACCAGTCTGATACCTGTCGTGAAAATGTTTCAGTCTATCTTCATAAGATTCTGCTAACATACTACAAGCGTCAGTCATGCCACACTTAAAAGCAACTTCCTTCATTTGCTTTCGACGTAGTTCATAGACTTCCTTACCGTGTTGCCACCACTCGCGTAAGGCACCATCAATGTTTCCAGCACATTGGTCTTCTAGAGACACAACTTTGGATTCAAGAACAGTATGAAGACTTTTGAAAATGGACTCTTCATCTAGAGCTCCATGAATCAATCCCGTATCCTCATTGAATTTGTTCTCGCGCTTCAAAAAATCAGCTTCGAGATCATTCATGTAGGCAGTCGGTTCAGACTCCTTGTCTGGCATAGTGAATACCATATCACGTTCCTTCAGAAATTGAGCATATGAAATGTGGTTAAACCAATCATAGCCTTTCTTCACAGAACCTTTAACGTCATCACCATACGTCATGATAGCACAAACCTCACGAAAAGGTTTAGGCTTACCCAACTTTCGTGGCCAAAGATGGAAATAGGCACATCTTAATTGCAAGGAATTGGCAATACAATTGATATATACAGTCAAATTTTGTCCGGAAGGATTAGATCCCTTATGAATGATAATATCTCCATTGTAAGCTACACACGAATAAGCAATCTCAGTTGCGATGCCCCTCATAATAATAAGGTCATCTTCGGTGTAATTACCACACTTTTCTGCAATCTCAATTAAAACAGCAAAAGAGGCATTGATAAGTTGTGCCGGCATACGAAGATCATATTTACTATAATCTCCAGCCAAAATACGATCCGCACCGTGTTTCTTCATGTGCTTTGCCAATTGATCCCATTCGGGACCCTGGGCATTTACACCTACTGCGCACTCAGAATCGAGTGGAAATAGTGAAAGAACGCGAGCAATGGGTAGAAAGTATTTACGGACCATTAATTGCGTAGCCCAATCAGCAGCTTGAAAAACCCTGACCTTATCTTTGGTCAGCTTGGTAGGTTCATCTTTGACACATGCCTTAAAAATAGAGTAACATCTCTCACCATTAAGCAAAAGTTTCTCCATTTGTTCCATCTCACCCACAATCATAGGATGAGTTACAGCTGGGCATTGAAAATCCGGGAAATCCACCGGATCTAACAATTCAATCATGTCTCTCTTGGGGCCAGATAAAGGATAACCCTTAGAGGTTCCTTTAGGCATAGCATCGATAAAACGCTTGCCATCCTTGCCACATAGAGTTTCCATGGCATTCAAAGGAGTTAATTCTGATTTAATCCACTCCTTGAAATTATCACGCTTAAACATGTCTACAAGACCATCAACATAGTCCTCATAAGCAGCTTCAACGAGACTACCTTCAATCCCCGCACTAGGATTGGCCGAATATGCTAGAGATGCTTGCCACATTCTAGTTCTATGAAATTTGGGAGGACCATATTGGTTTAGTACTCCGGTAACTTCGGCAACGGTATCTGAAATGGGAGTTTTCCTAACCTTGCTCTTAGTATGCGTAACTCGATTACCATCTTGACCTAAAAACTCGACATTACTACCGACAGGTAAATAGTTAATAGGAGACTTTGCGTGAATATCCTGTGTAACTAAAACTTGCTTTTCATAACGAGTAATAGGAAAATCTCCATTAACAGTGGAGGGGAAAGCACCTTTCCATTTCTTATGTGCTTGATCCCAAACTTCCTGAATCTCCTGTTGGGTAACTGTTAAAGCTTTCCCTTTAGGCGAATCTGGAATACCACGTAAATGTACACCAGCTATACATTTTCGTGCAAAATTGGCGACCACAACACCCATACATAATCCAGTAAAAGTGTCATACGGGAGATTATAATCATAACCTGGTCCGCCAGATTTTGAATCCTTGGTATACGAAATCCGAATAGAATCAGATCTCATAGAACCATCTCCATTCTTGTAGAGGAAATGGCCGGATCCAGAAGCTGAGATTTTGTC